CCTATCCTACAGGAAGTTCGTGGCTGGTTCAAGGATCCCGCACTTGAGGACATGGGTCGTAAATATTGGAAGAAGCGTTCTTATATCTTCCAAGGCTTTGTTCGACAGGATCCACTCAAGGAAGATTCTACTCCTGAGAATCCGATTCGACGCTTTATCATTGGTCCGCAGATCTTCCAGATCATCAAGGGTTCGCTACTTGATCCAGACATGGAAGAACTGCCAACTGACTACACAGCAGGTCTCGACTTCCGTCTAAACAAGACTACTAAAGGTGGTTATGCAGACTATTCTACATCAACCTGGGCACGTCGTGAGCGTGCGTTGAGTGATGAGGAAATGGCAGCAATCAACGAACATGGTTTGTTTGATCTGTCAGGCTTCTTGCCCAAGCGCCCTGGTGAGGTAGAGCAGAAGGTGATGACTGAAATGTTTGAGGCTTCTGTAGACGGTGAAGCATATGATGCAGACCGGTGGAGTCAGTATTTCCGACCAGCAGGTGTTCAGGCTCGCACAGGTGATCCTACTAAGGCAGCCAGCGTGGGTGCTACAGCAACTAGTCAAAGTGCTCCGCAGGCAAAGGAGAGTTTTGAGGCAGACGTTGCCAAGGCAGAGACTGACACTGCTGCGCCTGCAGCAGAACCCACACCTGAACCAAAGACTGAAGAAACTGAAACTGCAAGCGAAGGCGGTAATGCACAAGACATTCTCGCAATGATTCGCGCTCGTCAGAATCAGGAATAAATCTATAAGAGGGGAGTGCATCGCTCCCCTCATTCAAAGGCAAACTAAGGAGACTCCTAATGACCAAGGCATTTGACCCAACAAAATTTCGCAATCAATTAACAAAATCAATCTCAGGCATGAGCGCAGGATTTAACGATCCTACAGACTGGGTAGGCACAGGCAACTACGCTCTAAACTATCTTATTTCAGGTGACTTTAATAAAGGCATTCCGCTGGGCAAGGTATCAGTATTCGCAGGGGAATCAGGATCAGGCAAATCCTACATCTGCTCTGGCAATATTGTAAAAGAAGCACAGAAGCAGGGCATCTATGTAGTACTGATCGATTCAGAAAACGCTCTAGACGAGCAGTGGCTACAGGCTCTTGATGTAGATACGTCAGAAGATAAGCTACTCAAGCTAAACATGTCAATGATTGACGATGTAGCAAAGACTGTGCATACATTCATGGATGACTACAAGAGTCTCAATGAAGACGAACGTCCTCGTGTGCTGTTTGTGATTGATAGTTTAGGTATGCTGCTTACTCCCACTGACGTAGATCAGTTTGGCAAGGGTGACTTGAAAGGTGACATGGGTCGCAAGCCCAAGGCACTTACAGCACTGGTGCGAAACTGTGTGAACATGTTCGGCGCACACAATGTAGGCATGGTTGCCACCAATCACACATACGCTTCGCAGGATATGTTCGACCCAGATGACAAGATTTCAGGCGGACAGGGCTTTGTTTATGCTTCTTCAATTGTGGTAGCAATGAAGAAACTAAAATTGAAGGAAGACGAAGACGGCAATAAAATTTCTGATGTAAAAGGTATTCGAGCAGCCTGTAAGATCATGAAGACACGCTATTCCAAGCCGTTTGAAGCAGTACAGGTTAAGATTCCCTATGAGACTGGCATGAATCCATATTCAGGACTGCTGGAACTGATGGAGAAGAAAGGCCTCATTGTACAGCAGGGCAACCGTCTCAAGTACATCGATTCCAACGGTGAAGAGCATCTTGAGTATCGCAAGCGCTGGACTGGCGAGATGCTGGACATGGTAATGGAAGATTTCTATCAACTACCAGAAGAAAAAGACGCAGACGAAGAAGACCTTCCTGTGGCAGAGCAACTAAATAGTGAGGAAGCACAAGAGGAGACCGGTACCTGATGGATGAGACTCACATTGCAGACATTTGGATGATGTTCAAAGAGTATATTGACAAGAAGCAGTTAGAAATAGCAGCAGAGCGTTACGTAGATCTGTTGGCTGATTATGGTGTAGAAGACGAAGAATTTAAAGCCGCAGCAGGATCAGACACAGTGCTAGACGATGCTATTTCTTACTATCTCGAATTAGACGAAGAACCAGACGAAGAGGACTACTAATGGGTTGGTACTCAGAAGTCTCGCGAAACATTTCCAAAATTCCTGAAGCAATTAGATTCTTTGAAGAAGAATTAGTTGCTGCTCGAGAAGAAGTAAAATTCACCGGCAACATTGAACGAGCAAGTGCTTCAATGCCTGGCACTGTAGAGCATCGTTTTAATCAGTTACAGGAAATTGAAGCGATACTGGAGTACCTTAATATTGAACTGCGTAGATTACGCAGTTCTTTTTTCCGTCAGTATCTTGAAAACTATCAGAGAGCGTTAAGCAGCCGTGATGTAGAAAAGTACGTAGACGGCGAAGCAGATGTTGTTGACTATGAAAAAATCATAAACGACTTTGCTCTTATAAGAAACAAGTGGTTAGGAGTTTTAAAAGCATTGGATCAGAAGCAGTGGCAAATTACCAACGTTGTAAAATTAAGAGTCGCCGGGATGGAAGATGCTACTTTATAAAAAAGAATAAAGTTATCTGTGCATCTTAAAAAATACAAATTTTAGAAAAGGAATAATGTTATGATGTGCGGATCAGGTAGAAATAAAGGCGGAAAAAGTACGGCAAAAAAAATACCAAAAGGTAGTGTTGGTATTGAAATTGGTGTATGGAAAGGTTTTACATCAGAAAAATTTGTCGAAAAAACAAAACATCTTCATCTTGTAGATAGTTGGTCTGTCATACCGTATGAAAAATCTGATGAACACGGCAATTACGAAAATTATATCTCAAGATATTCTAAAATGGTAGGATCAACTGACCCGGTTGATTTTCAAAAATTCTATGATGATATTTACGAGAGCGTTTGTAATAAGTTTAAGGATAAGGCAGTAACTATACACAGAATGACAAGCACCGAATTTTTTAGAACATTTGACCATGAAGTTGATTGGGTATATGTAGACGGAGATCATAGCTATTCTGGTTGTTTAGACGATTTGGAAAATGCTAAAAAAATTATTAAAAAAGGCGGCGCTATTTTTGGAGATGATTTTAATAAAGTAGAAAAACCAGGCGTTAAGAAAGCAGTAAACGAGTTTGTGCAGAAATATAATTTGCCATTAGAGATTTTTGCAGGTGATCAGTATCAAATAAACTTATGATAGATATAGTATGTTTTAAATGGCAAAAAAATAATAATGATTATTTGCTTTCCCATAGAGTAAAATATACTGCTCGACATGTTAATATTTTATACGAATCTATTAAGAAAAATACTACTGTGCCTATTAGATTTTCGTGTATCACTGACGATCCCAACGGCATACATCCTGATATCAGAATAATTCCTTTGTGGGATAAATGTAGAGAATTAGGCGGTTGCTTTAATCGTCTTTATCTATTTTCAAAAGATATGTCTGACATTATAGGAAAAAGATTTCTAGCAATAGATCTCGATTGTGTCATTGTTGACAATATAGATAATATTCTAGAAAAAAAAGAAGACTTTTGTATTAATAAGTTCGTCCCTCAGAAAAAAAAACAAAAAAAAATGTCTCAAGTTTATAATGGCGGCTTAATTTTAATGGATGCCGGAGCTAGAGAAGATGTGTGGAAAAAGTTTGATACCAGCATGTCCTTGAGCGATATTAATATTATTATTAAAAAAAATAATTTATTAGGATCAGATCAAGCTTGGATAAATTATATGTTGGGGCCAGACGAGTCAAAGTTCAAAGAATCAGATGGCATCTATTCTTATGTTCCGATTGTAAAAAAACAGGGATTGCCGACTGATGCTAAAATTATTTTATTTTCAGGAAAAGCAGATCCTAGTTCAGTAGAAAAAAATTGGATTAATCAATATTGGAAATAAAAAATGAATAATTTTTTAATATTATCCTGTGCTAATTCTAATAGATTTAATGCTAACATCAATCATCGAAATTACGCAGATAAATTTAGTGTAAATTATCAATTTGTTATCAAAACAGATGTGTCAAATCCTTTTTTTATAAAACCATTATGCGTTTCTCAAGCGCTATCACAGGGCTATACAGATATTTTGTGTATAGACGACGACGCATTCTTTATTAATAATGATTGGGACTTCAGAGAAATTTTTAAAAAATACAAAGAAGATTTAATTGTCACTAGAGGTAGGGCTAAAAAAAGTGGTACTACATTATTCAATGCCGGTGTTATGTTTATTAGAAATACCCAACCTATGAGGAAACTGTTTTCTAAGGTAACAAATTTATCTAACAAAGAGTATAGCGAAAATTGGCAATCTGAATGGGGACCATGTGTAGGAAATGAACAGCCAAGATTAATTTATCTGACACAAACTCTTTTTCCCGAATTAGTTAAAATTATAGACTACCCGGGCTTCAATACCTCAGAAATCGAATTCCACAAAAGAAAGCCTTGTACCAAAGAAAATCTTCCAATCGTACATATTACAGGGAAAAACAAAAAAGCTAAAATAGAAAGATTTATAAAAAATACCGGAATAAAATTACCCTAATGGCATTACATATTACCAAACACAAAACTGTTTTCGTTCACATTTCAAAAGCCGGAGGCACCAGCGTTACTAACTGGCTAAAACACAATTTTGAAGTTAACAAAATAGGACCTAAGCATTGTAGATTAGAAAGAGTTATTGCAAAAAATATTGATTTTGACTTCCACTTTACTATTGTGAGAAACCCGTTTGCGAGAGTACATAGCTGGTATTGGTATCATGTTCAAGGCGGTCAATTTGATAAAATACCAGATAAATGGCCTCATTGGAAAGAAGCAGCAGAAAAAGGTTTCACTCAATGGATATTAGATTCTTCTAGAGAAGGCAACACTAAATCTTCTATATGGTGGACACAGAAATCCTTCATTGATATTACGTTAGATTATGAAGCATGTAAACTTGAAAATATCAACAATGATTTCGCAAAGATACAAGAAAGGCTGAACTGTTTCGATCCTCTACCAATATCAAATACCAGCAATCATAGTCATTATCAAAAAGACTATACACCAGAAACAAGAAAAATTGTAGAAGCGCACTTTCAAGAAGATCTCGAATATTTCAATTATGTTTTTTAAACCCTATAAATACCCTGATGAAAAAAACAAAACGTCCTTGGGGATGGTATCGTGTGCTTAACCACGAACCCGAACTGGAATACAAAGTCAAAGAATTAGAAATAGAACCAGGCTGTGCTCTCAGCGATCAAAGACATTTTGACAGAGCAGAATACTGGTATGTTCTAGAAGGCACTGTGAAAATAGAAACTGAATGGAAAAAGATGAAAGACACTGTGCATCTCACAGCGCACACAGGTGGATATAATATAGGCAAGAGAGTATGGCACTGTGCTTCTAATCCCACAAACAAGTCTGTAAGAATACTAGAAGTGCAATACGGTAAATCCTGCGAAGAAGAAGACATAGAAAGGAGAAATCAATGATTCCTGTGTATATAGGGTACGATCTAAGAGAAGCAGCAGCCTATCATGTCTGTTCGAATTCAATTATTAGACATGCCACACAGCCTGTCAGCCTAAACCCACTTGCGCTTCATCTACTTGACAATTACGACGAATCACACTCAGACGGATCAAATCACTTTATCTACTCTCGTTTTCTTGTACCACATATGCAGAACTATCAAGGCTGGGCTATCTTCGTCGATGGAGATATGATCCTAAGAGACGACATTGCCAAACTATGGGGACTAAGGGATGAATCAAAAGCAGTGCAGGTTGTACAGCACGACTATGAAACCAAATTAACAGAAAAGTATCTTGGTGCTAAAAACGAAAACTATCCCAAGAAAAACTGGAGTTCAGTAATACTATGGAACTGCGCTCACCCTGCCAATCAAACAGTAACGCCAGAATTTGTCAAGAACGCAACAGGTGCTGAGGTACATAGATTTACATGGTTGGAAGAAGAATTAGTCGGCGCACTGCCAATAGAATGGAACTGGCTAGATATAGAATATGATTATAACCCAGATGCTAAACTAATTCACTACACACTGGGCACACCTTGCTTTGCAGACTTTGCTGCTAGAGAAGGATCAAACTACGCAGCAGAATGGCATCGAGAAAGAATCTACACAGACTACTCAGCGCAGTATGATCTGCCTTTCTAAAAATCTCGCAGACGAATATGTGAATGCATTTGCGCAAGGCGCTGGGTTGTCTATACAAGATTATAATTCGGACTTTGGCGAAGGACCTATTCTAATCCGCAGCATGGGCAAGAGAAAACTTATACATTCCTGCTGGGATAACGGAATAGATTTCTATTACATGGACACTGGATATATAGGAAATTATCCTTCTAAATTAAATCCTCATGGTTGGAAAAAATGGCATCGCATAGTTAGAAACAATGTTCAGCATAACGAAATCATAGATAGACCTGACGACAGATGGCGTAAACTCCATTATCCTATTGTTCCACGCAAATCAGGCATACACATTTTAGTTGTAACGCCTTCGGAAAAACCCTGTAAATTTTACGGCATTGATCAAAACGAATGGTGCAATAATACTGTACATGAAATACAGAAACACACTGATAGACCAATAAAGATAAGACACAAGCAAGATAGACAAACAAGAATTAAAAATTCTATTTTTGACGATTTAAGAAACTGTCATGCTCTTGTTACCTATCAAAGTGTTGCAGCAGTAGAAGCAGTATTATTTGGCGTGCCTGCGTTTACTTCGGCTCCGACAGCAGCAGATCCTGTGTGCGACAAAGATCTTAGTCTGATTGAAACTCCTACCAAACAGGATTCAGATAAAATACACAAATGGGCTCATCATCTTGCCTATGGCCAATATCATATTAGCGAACTTGAAGATGGCACTGCTTACAGGATGTTACAGAATGAAATCAGTTAGGATTTATTACGCAGGCATTCCTGCTAAAAATACTAAATCAGAAAAACGAGATGTATTAAGAAATTTTCATCTCGGTGTGCCTAACGGTCAAAGCACAGAGGTAGAAACATTTGAATACAGATCTTCAGACCTTGCTGTCATACAAGGGTGGGTACATGCTAACAGTGGCAATGCTCCGCACCTAAATTTTAGAAAACAAATAATAGAACAGCAGAAGAAACACGGCGGAAGAACTGTTGCTGTAGATTCAAATCTGTTTTTATACCGTGATCCTGGAAACACAAAACAATATCTGCGTTTTTCACTAGATGATGTATTCCCTACAACAGGAGAATACTTTTGGCAGAGCACAACACCTGCACGCTGGCAACAGATAAAACAGGATCTTGACATTGAACTAAAGCCTTGGCGCACCGACGGCGAACATATTTTAATCTGCCTACAGAGAAATGGTGGCTGGAGCATGGCAGGCTTAGATGTAATGACATGGTGCAACGAGATTATACGAGAAATTAAATTAAGAACTGATAGGCCTATCGTGATAAGGACACATCCTGGAGATAAAAGAGCACAGCAATACATAAGAACTGCTCCTAAAGACGTGACTTTATCTACTGCAGACTCTATAGTCAAAGACTTCGAAAACTGCTGGGCCTGCGTCACTTATAATTCATCCCCGGGTGTTGCAGCAGCCGTAGAAGGTATACCTGTGTTTGTTACAGATAAAACAGCTCAGCGCAGTCAAGCTTATGACGTTGCGAACCTAAATCTAAGTAATATAAATCAACCCGAAACATTTGATAGACAGCAGTGGATAGAAAAAATATCAATGAGTCATTATAATTTTAATGATCTAGCTAACGGAACTGCTTGGAATATAATCAAGGAATATCTATGAAATACGCAGCATTTACTTCTATGAATCGAGATTATTATGATCACTGTGGCAGATCTATGCTTCGTTCTTACAAGAAGTGTCTTTCGCATCTCATGCCCATGTATGTGTACAACGAGGATAATTTTGAAGTAAAAGTAAAAACTATAAAAGAGTTAGGCTGGCACGAATCACCTGAATATAAGGCGTTTCAAGAACGTCATTCAAATTCACACGTGAAGAAGTTTTCCAAAAAAGGCTTTTCCGTAATAGATGCGATGGAGAATCTAGACTGTGAAAGACTGATTTGGTTTGATGCTGATACTATCATTCAGCAGGAAATTCCCAGTCATTTACTAGATCTTATTGCACCAAAAAATGTTTTATCTACGCATTTTTCAGTATGGCATAAAAAACAAGAAAAAGATTGGCACTCTTGCGAAACAGGTTTCTTTATTATAAACAAAACGCATCCTGCGTTTGATCAATTTTACGAAACATATAGAGATATCTATGTTAACGACAAAACTGAAAATATACGACGTTTTTATGACGGAGAAGTCTATGGAAGAACAGTTGAGTTGATGCAGCAGAAAGGGCACGACATGATGAACCTTAATCCTGGACGTCATAAAACACCAATTTCAAGAAGCGTGCTTGCTCCTTATCTTAATCACTACAAGGCAGGAGTTAAGGACAATATAGACAATAATGCTCTAGCAGAAAAATTTGATCTAGACGAAGATGATTAGTTTTTCCAATAACTTTCTGTGCGTTTCACAGAAATGTCAGTTGCCTTGCTCTTGCCCTGTTTCTTGCGAGCACCTTTTAGATGATCGACCCAGCGCCCTAGTTCTGTGTTAATAAGAGGATGGCCGCCGCCGCCTGTTTTTGCGGATTGCAGCACAGTGCCTTCAGTATAGTCTAAGACATTAGGCTTTTGTGTTTTCATTTTGTTCAATAGTGTGCCAAACACATATGAGTCGTGCCACTCGGGCAATGTAAATATGCCTACTTCTGCATGTTTATACTGTCTTTCAAATTCTTTCAAAAACTCTAGACAGGTATTGTCTTTTAGATTTAGACCATAGAATCCGCATTCTGGCCATGTAGCAGATCCTCGTCCTCTGCCTACATATGTGATCCATTTATTGTCTGGCAGCAGTAGTACCCAATCATCATAGTGCCAATCAGAATGCACAAACTGATCCGCATCCATCCAAACACACCAGTCTTCTGAACGTTCACAGGCATCAAACACAGCGTAGACTTTGTTGGCAAATCTCACAGCATCCCACTTGAACTCTTTATGATAGTCTCTTGGGCGCTTCTCAGGGAACGGACACTTGCCATTTGCCTTGGGTACTGAACCCCATGTTTCTTTAAACTGTTGTAATTTAGGCAGGTTTTCTTCTGCTGATAGTATGGTAATTTGTTCTGGGTTTGGATTTACAGGCTCGCAGTTTTCTGCGTAGGCAATTAGTTTTATTCTATCATCTACACGTTCTGCAAAGGAGTCTAGAAATCTTTGAGCGTATAGGTCAAGTCCTGCTTGATGAAAAGTAGTAACCACAGTGATGTGTTTCATGTGCGTGCCTTTTGTAAATAACTGAAGGTATTTATAGCATGAAATTTTCACTGTGGAGACAATATGGTGCGCTTAATTCTCGGCCAGTGTGGGATGCATTTGCTAAGAGCATAAAACAGCTAGGCTACGAAACAGTCGATAACTCGCACGATTCCGATGTAGACGTAATATGGTCAGTGCTTTGGCGCGGACGCATGGCAAGGAATAGAGATATTTGGCTGCGGGCTAAGAAGAATAACAAGCCAATTATCGTAATTGAAGTAGGAGGAATACAGAGAGGCACTACTTGGCGAATAGGCCTAGGCGGCGTTAACAGAGACGCATACTTTGCGCCATCAGGCAATGATAATGAAAGAGCAATAAAATTGAGCCTGTCTTTGAAACCTTGGAGACAATCAGGTAACCATATTTTAATATGCGGCCAGCATGATCAATCACAGCAGTGGCACAATCTACTTCCTTCTGAAAAATGGGCTGAACAACAGGTATTGGAAATAAGAAAATACACAGACAGGCCTATCGTAATACGCCCACATCCTCGAGCACCTATACACAAAACCAATAGCAGGCTCCAAGATGTAATAATACAACGACCTCAAAAGCAGAAAGGCACATATGACGATTACGACATTCAATTTGATAATGTATGGGCTGTAGTGTCTTGGAGCTCAAATCCTGGACCACACAGTGTGATAAATGGTGTGCCTGTGTTTACTGGACCTTCTTCACTTGCCTGGCCCGTTGCCAACTCTGATTATTCACAGATAGAATCTCCCATTATGCCTGACAGGACACAGTGGCTCAACGACTATGCGCACACAGAATACACCCTAGCAGAAATAGCACAAGGTATCCCATTGAATTACTTGACAAAAAAGATTGTTTAGCATATAATTAAAACAATGAATACGCAAAGTCACACAGTAGAATCCTGTCTCATGCTTCTGTCTGACAACAGTTTGTTGATGAAAGAACAAGATAAAAATCTTATTTCGAGTCTTGCACAGCAGATAGATCGAAGAACAGGATTAACAGATCGTCAGTTAAGACTTGCAAGAAAGAAACTGGACGAGTATCGCACAGAGTTAGAACAGTACGACGTCGATGTAGATTCAGCTAAACAGCGTACTTCGTTAGATGTTCGCTACATTGACAGGAGCCGTTGGATTCGTCTAGAACAATCTGAAGATGGCGTAAGCATATTAGTAAGGTTTGTCTATCAGAGAAATCTTATTCGCAGAATGGAGGACCTTGCTCGTCTTATTCCTCAAGATCAAAGAACATACGACCCTGAAACAAAAACACACAGCATTGACTATTCAGAATCAAATCTCTATGAAATTGTACATACATTTCGAGACTGCGGCTTTGATATAGATCCTGAAGTAATGCTGCTGTATCAGGAACTTTGCGATCTCGATCCAGAAACTGTAGTGCCCGGTGTGTATGACAAACAGTTAAAGAACTTGCCTCCAGCAGGGCAACAGTTAATCGAACAAGAACTGGGCGAGGTAGATGAACACTCACTGGCGCTATATCGAGATAGAAGTATTCGATATGGCTTACACTATTTTGATTCACAGGACTTAAATGATAGTCTTGAAAACTACTCCTATCTCGCAGGTAGAATTGCCAACAGATCCTCTGCCAGTGTAGTAATAGAAAACACACGATTTTCAATGGACATGCTGGTACTGGCCCTGGAAGAACTGAATAGGCTGCCTCTACTAATTGTGCTGCCTGCGCAACTGCCAGAGTCTCTTGTAGAAATTCACAAAAGTCTAAAAAATATTGTTGCGCCAGAAGAAACGTCAGTTATGTTTAGACTGGACAACGAAGAGAACAGTGATGTTAATCAATGTATTAGAGATAACAATCTTAATAATCCTCTTGATTCTCATAAGAAAATTGTGTATACTATCGATGCAAGAATACCAAAGCCTATACTAAATTCTGAATGGGAACCTCAAGCCGTTCTCAGTTTCAGCCACAGTTCTCTGCTTGTGAGTGTGAAGAAGATACTGAACTTTTATTCAGACAGTGATTTGATAATCTACTATGAAGACAGCGAAGGCAGTATCGTTTCACAGAACTCTGTAAAAATGGAAAGGATTGAATGACAACCTGTAGATTGATTAT